AGAGTAGGCAGTTCTAATGTAAGCATGAGGCTTGTTCACGTCTAATGGCGATTAGCACGTTTGCAGAGTTAAAAACTGCTGCAGCCAACTGGTTAGACAGAAGCGACTTAACTGACAGGATACCAGAGTTTATAGCACTGGCTGAAGCCCGGTTCAACCGGATTCTGCGGATCAGGGCTATGGAGACTGTATCTACTGCTATTACCACTACTGCTGGTACTAGAGAATATAATCTGCCTACTGGATATGTACAGATGAAAGAGTTTCATCTTACAACTGATCCTTTAACTTCCTTGGCGTATATAACTCCAGAGATGATGTCCAGACTATGGGCTGGTAGTGGTACTGGTAAACCACAGGTATATACAATTATAGGGGAAAAGGTAAGGTTAGGTCCGAGTCCGGGAGATGAGTATACAACTTCTATGTTGTATTATAAGACATTCGATGCACTGGGCGACAGTAACACGACCAGTACAATGCTGACTAACAATCCAGATATATACTTATATGGTGTTCTATTGGAGGCCGAACCATTCCTGATGAACGACCAGAGAGTCCAACTATGGGCGACTGCGTTCAGACAGGCGATAGCAGATGTACAAGACCAAGATAATAAAGACCGTCATTCTGGTTCTGAAATGAGAGTGATGAATACCGGTGGATATCCCTAAGAGGTAATTACAATGTTAAATAATTTTGCATCAACACAACAGGGTGGGACAGGTACAGTAACCACCACCACAATTCTTGACGGTACGATTGCTAATGCGGATGTAGCATCTGATGCAGCCATTGCTGTCAGTAAAATTGACCTTGGTAACACTTTGGAGATTGAGACGTCTTCTGGCGACCAGATATTTGAAATGGATAATAATGCTTCCAATTCTTCAAATTTCCAGATACAGAATGGCGCAGGTAATGCTAGGACTGATTTCTATTTAGATGGCAGTGCCGTTATTACACTGAAAAATCAAATGGTAGGGATTGGTGATACCAGCCCTTCCTACGCTCTTGATGTCAATACTACTGGCAGATTTACTACCGATCTTATAGTTGGCGGGAACCTAACAGTAGGTGATGGTGGTGCAGAGGATCAGAAAGTTGTTTTTGACGGCAACGCTCAAGACTATTATGTTGGTCTTGATGATACGAATGATAATCTGGTTGTAGGGCTGGGTTCAGCAGTTGGCACAACGCCTGCAATATCCATCAACTCAGATAGGGATGTAACTATCTCAGACGGTGCGATTGACTTTGATGTTGCTTCACATGATACATCTAACGGGTTAAAACTTGGTGGAACATTAGTTACAGCGACTGCTGCTGAACTCAACATAATGGATGGTGTAACTTCTACAGCCACAGAAATTAATCTAATAGACGGTGGTACTTCAAGAGGTACTACTGCTGTTGCCTCTGGTGATGGCCTGTTGGTCAACGATGCTGGCACGATGAGAATGACTAATGTTGATACTGTAGCAACTTATATCAATAGCGCTATTACTGCTACTGGCGCAATAAACTCTGGTTCTATTACGTCAGGATTCGGCACGATTGATACAGGTTCATCTGCAATTACAACGACAGGGTTAATCAGTGGTGGCTCTTTAGACATTGATAACGTCCTAATCAACGGAACAACCATAGGCCACACAGACGATACCGATCTGATAACTCTGGCAAATGGTGTAGCAACTGTAGCTGGTGAGATTTCAGTAACTACGCTAGACATTGGCGGAACAAATGTTTCGTCAACTGCTGCGGAATTAAATATTCTCGATGGTGTAACTTCTACCGCAACAGAATTAAATTACAATGACGTTACCACTCTAGGTACTGTTCAAACATCAAAGACGGTTACGGCAGACAGTAGCGGTACGGTAAATCATGCTGATCTAATTGTTCAGCGTCCAAGATTTACAGACTATGCTGAAACTATCAATGCTATTGGTGCAACTGGCGGTGGTACTCAAGACATTGATATTACTGCTGGCAATGTGGTATCTGCCACGGTAGATACAAGCACTAACACCTTCACGTTCAGCAACCCGTCTGCTACTGGGAAGTCCTGTTCATTCACCTTGTTCCTTACCAACGGTGGATCACAAACTGTGAACTGGCCGGGTGCTGTTGACTGGGCTGGCGGAAGCGCACCATCCCTGACATCTTCTGGTGTAGACGTTCTTACCTTTACAACTCTGGATGCAGGAACTATATGGTACGGATTCGCAGCAGGCTTAGATATGGGTTAATGGGGGATAGATAATGGCAAAAGAAACTGCAACGTACATTAGCCAATTAGTGGCGACCAATCCGGTCGCCTCTGATTCTGTATCGGTTGGCGACGACCATCTTAGGATGTTGAAAACTGTCCTGAAGACGCAGTTCAGTGGCCTTACGGGAACAACTGCTGTCAGTTCATCTGAAGCAGAGTTAAACATTCTCGATGGTGTAACGTCTACTGCTGCAGAACTCAACATACTGGACGGGGTAACTTCAACTGCTGCAGAATTGAATATCTTAGATGGTGTTACTTCTACGGCAGCTGAATTAAATATTCTGGATGGTGTTACCTCTACGGCAGCGGAACTAAACATCTTGGATGGGGTAACGAGTACCGCAGCCGAACTCAATATCTTGGATGGTGTTACATCTACAACAGCAGAACTTAACATTATGGATGGTGTTACCTCAACTACTGCTGAGTTGAACATTGTTGATGGGGTTACTGCTACAGCTACAGAGTTGAACTATAACGATGTTACGACTCTGGGTACGGTACAAACGTCAAAGTCTGTAACCGCAGATGGTTCGGGAGTAGTTAATCATGCAGACTACCAGGTTGTAAGACCCTACTTTAAGGACTATGCTGAAGTCGTAAATGCTATTGGCGGAACAGGCGGTGGTACACAGGATATTGATTTAACGGCTGGTAATGTCGTAACGGCAACGGTTGATACAAGTACAAATACATTCACCTTTTCAAATCCATCTGCAACTGGACGGTCTTGTTCATTCACTTTGATCCTGACTAACGGTGGAAGCCAAACAGTAAATTGGCCTGGTGCTGTAGATTGGAAAGATGGCACCGCACCTACATTAACATCAAGCGGTGTTGATATACTTAATTTTATGACTGTGGATGCAGGAACAATCTGGTACGGTTTTCACAGCGTGGACATGAAGTGAGGATAATATTATGCCACTAGGAGCATTTAAAGCTGCATTAATGGGAACCGCTGGAGTATCTACAGCAGATGTAGTTCTGCTTCATGATACGGATTATTCTGACGTAGCATCAGCATCAATTACGTCTGGTATTACGTCAACTTACGGGGAATATATCTTTAAGTTTTATAATATACATCCTGCTACTAGTGGTGAAGAATTTACTTTTCAAGTAAATGCTACGGATGGTGCTGATTATAATGATAGTGCTATAACCTCCACATTCTTTGATGTTTTTCATAAGGAAGATGATTCTGCCACAGCACTTGACTACCGATCAGGTTCTGATCTTGCTCAGGCCACCACTTTTGTATTACTTACTGGTGATATGGGTATCGATAATGATGAATCTGGTGTTGGAGAATTGCATTTATTCAATCCATCAAGTACGACATATGTAAAGCATTTCTATTCAATAACTCAATCCAATCACCCATCCGGTTCTAATCAAGCCTTTGTTGGGGGCTATATAAATGATACAACAGCTATAGACGACATCCAGTTCAAAATGTCATCGGGGAACTTCGATGGCACGATCAAAATGTGGGGAGTAAAGTAAAATGGCAATGACACTGATAACAACTAATACATCGTCAAATGCTGCCAGTTCATCATTTACTTCCGGTATAGACAGCACTTATAAACTTTATATCTTTAAGTGCATTGATATACATCCCGAAACGGATACCGCTAATTTCGGCTTTCAATTTAATGCAGCCAGCCAATCCGGCTATAACGAAACTATAACTTCTACATCGTTTCGTGCGTCGCATGATGAGGCTGACTCATCCGCAACATTGTCATATAACGCTGGTAAGGATCAAGCCCAAGGTACAGCTTACCAAACAGTAGCGGGTTATATCGGTAGTGATGCAGACCAATCTTGTGCGGGAACTTTATGGTTATTTAACCCATCGAATACTACCTACGTTAAGCATTTTTATGCAAGGTTTCATGCGGCTGACGCCGACGATTTTTCTCTGGATCACTTTCCCGCAGGATATATAAATGTAACAGCAGCTATTACAGGAATTGATTTCAAGTTTTCATCCGGTAACATGAACGGAACTATAAAAATGTACGGAGTAGGCTAATGGGTATACCAACACTGATAAAAACACTGACTGCTTCAGGCGACGATCAACTTGATTTTGTGGATGGTGGTGCCAGTGTAGTTTTTGATAGCACATACGATGAATATATGTTTGTCTTTACAGATATACATCCCTCTAATGAGGATGCGGGGTTTTCCATGAAGACAAGTATAAATGGAGGAACTGGTTACGGAGTAGCTACAACAACTACAGCATTTCAGGCCAGCCATACTGAAGCTGACGGTACAGAATTTCAGTACGAAGCTAATAGGGATTTAGCACAGGCCACGACTTTTCAAGTCCTAGCACATGCTGTAGGCGCGAGTGCTGACGAAAGTTGTGCTGGTATTTTTCATATATTTAATCCTGCCTCTACCACCTATGTAAAACATTTCTATTCAAGATTTTCTTCTTACGGTGGTACGCCCGGCGCATGGGATTGGTTTATAGCAGGGTATGTAAATACTACATCGGCAGTAGACGCTATTAGATTCGGATTCGGTGCCGGTACTGTCGATGCCGGTGTAATTCAGATGTATGGCATAGCTTAATTTTAGGAGCAATTTAGATGGCAAGACATAAAATGGTAAACGGTGTACGAATTGACTTCACACCGGAAGAAGAAGCAGCAAGAGATGCGGAAGAAGCTGCATGGGCAGCCGGTCAATTTGATCGTGATATTGCACGATTAAGAGAAGACCGTAATCGTAATTTATCTGCTACAGATTGGTACGCCCTACAGGATGTAACCATGTCTGATGCAATGACAGCGTATCGTCAGGACTTGCGTGATCTTCCGGCAGGATTAACCACCGTAGAAGAAGTAAAAGCGGTTACTTGGCCTACGAAACCTTAATATGCCTCTTGTACCTATAGATAATGTAGGTCAGCATGGTGTTATTAAGGATATAAATTCCTGGCAGGTACCTAACAACGCTTGGACTGACGGAAATAACGTCCGATCAGAGCATGGGGCTATTCAGAAAACTCCTGGTTATAAGGAGGTTATGGCTTCCTGTCCTGTCGCACCTTACCATGTTGTAAACCTAGTATCGGGATCATCGTCCTACTGGATTATTGGTGGGCTTACGAAAATATATGTTCATAATGGTTCCACATGGACGAACATAACAAGGCAGACCAGCGGATCAGATGTAGAC